AATGGGAAATGAAACGTATCTGCAACACTTACGAAAAGCAATGCGCTTTTCTGGCTGTCTGTTTGTTGGGAGCCTGTGTGCTTTTATCCATGCTTTTGTTCCATTCGTAATGACTAAAACTACAAGCAGGGTAATGGCCCATATCGCAGTTATGCGTACAATAAATGAATGACGATAACACCTTCAGCGCAGGATCAATTAAATCAATTACTAAACTCTGGAGAGTGTTTAGAGATAGGTCTAAAAGGTGGTGGATGCAACGGCCTTATGATAACTTTAGAGAAGATGACCTCGACAGGTACTACAGAGTTGAGCATTGGAGAGAATACCAGATTCGCAGACAAGACATCGCAAGCATATTTACAAGGCGGTAATCTTGACTATGAGGATAAGGGATTCTCTAAAAGATTTGTAGTTAACCCAAGTGAAAATATAATGAAATGTGGATGCGGAGATAGCATCGCTATATAACAGGAGATAATCATGTGGGAAAAGTTCCAAGCATTAGAACCCAAAGTAAAGTGGGGCATAGTGATCGCGGCGGCAGTTTTATTTATACTGGCCGCAGTATTTGGCTCACCATCGCCCTCTGCTGTGGGGCAGTAGGATGCACGGCGATCAAGAAAGCGGGGATAGTAGCGACGGGAGCAGCAGTGGGTGCGACTGCGGGGACTGTCTTATCGGGGGGTGTGATTGCACCGATACTGGGAGCCACGACAACTGCCTTTGTGACCGATGTGGTGACGGAGGCTATACCGATAGGAAACAAAACTATGAATGATTGCGCTCCTGATAATTTCTGGAGCTTATTGGGTTCCCTTATAGAAATGGGCGGTTGGGCTTTAATTCTCATAGTAGTGATTCCCATGATTTTTTCATGGCTATTACCCGGACCAATACAGTTCAAAAAGAAAAATGGCTCGTAGCATTAAGTTAGAATATCAGCGCTATGGTTCCAAGCCGGAACAAAAGAAGAATAGGGCTGCTCGTAATACGGCTAGACGAAGATTAATTAAAGCTGGGGTAAAAAAGAAGGGAGATGGAAAGGATGTTCATCATAAAGATGGAAACCCAAGAAACAATTCTCCAAGTAATTTAACAGTGTCTAGTAGAGCGAGCAATAGAAACAAAAGTCCCGGTAGACCTAAAGGAAAAAAAGATAGCACACCAAGGAGAAAACGTGGCAAAAAAAAGTAAGTTTGCAACAATCTGGACTGACCTAATGAGTCGTCGAGTCGAAGGTTTATTTGATCAGGGTGGTACTATCGTAGAAGCATCTCGTTTAATGGGGATTAACCGGTCTACGTTTCATAGATGGGCAAAAAGCGCAGATAAAGAAAAGCAGAATTTTAGAGAGGTTGTTGAGATCGGAAAGGAAGCAGCTGAAGCTTGGTGGATTCGACAAGGTAGAGAGAATCTTGACACAAGAGGTTTTAATCATGGCCTCTGGTTAATGAATATGGTTAATCGTTTTGGCTGGACTTCTTCTCACAGCAGGAAGGAAGAGAAGAAGGAAGTTGAACATAAGGGAACTGTAGAGGTTAAGAAGAAAGTGGATGTGGACGCTATTCTTGAAAAGGCCATTAACTTGGGTATAAAAGAAATGGAAAAGAGCATTCATTAGGGGGCGTAATGATTTCGACAGGAACAAAGGTTAATTCACTTTCTGGACGGGGGTTTGATTCCCCCCGCCTCCACCAAGATATAACTAATATGAATATAGGGGTATGCTGTCATGGCTGAACAAGGAGATTTTGGAGGTCCATCTTTTGGAGGAGATCAGGGCGGCCAGTCATCCGCTGGTGGAAATACGAGTGGTGGGGTTGACCCATCCGCTAGTTTTGATTCTCCAAATGCGCCACAAGCAGATTTTGATGCCGCAAATGCAATTGAAGGAATGGCTAATGCTTTAGATAATGCCGCAAATGCTGTGCAATCAGGATTTGATCCGTCAGTAGCTCCTGCAGGTGTAGGCACTGAAGCACAACCCGGACCTTCTGTAGGATCAAGTCTTGGAAGTAAAGCCCGAGAGCAAATGGATTACGGCACAGTAGCGATGCAAGATTACGGTCCCTCTACATACGACTACGACTTTGGGCCAAATGTTAATGTTGTTAGCCCTCTTGATCAGAAAGAGGCTTTTATGGGAGCTAACCCTTCCACCCCTTCTGTAAGTTTAGATAGTCTTGGCCCTAACCCGTCTATAGGAGAGCTTTCTGCGGCTATAGGAATTGATCCAGCTACTCTTGGTTCTAATCAAGGATTTGATCCATCCGCACCGCCTTCAGGCGCTGGTTATGGGTTTGATTCCGCTACAGTTGAGAAAGAATCGCCGGGAACAGAGGCTGCTGCCTTTCTTGATGACTTTAATCAAGCAACTCAGCAAAGTCCTCTTGATCAGAAAGAGGCTTATATGGAAGCTAATCCATTAGGAGCAAATAAAGCTGGAGCGTGGGATAACCCTAATACAGCATACTCCCCTTTAGAGAGTCCTAATTATCCAGCTTGGGAGAATCCTAATACCGCTTATTCTCCTTTAGAGAATCCCAATTATTCAGCTTGGGAAAACCCCAATACTAATTTGAACTGGACCGATGGCATCGTTGCTCCCACGGATTATGGGTCGATGGCTACCGAGGAATTTGATTACGACACGACATACTCCCCTTTAGAGAGTCCTGTAGAATCTATTCATGAACCCCCGACCACAGACCCCACAAAAACTCTCGCTCCTAAATACGGACCCAAGAAGGGTTTTGTAGACCATGAAAAAATGTATCCCGGTCACGCTAAGAAAGCAGCGATGGCTGGAGTTGCATCTGTGAAGTCTATGTTTGACGGGACTCATCAAGGCTGGATTGATGCTATCAACAAGGATATGGAAAACCGTGGTATTGAGTTAAACCATATGGATAATGGAAAGAAAACAGGCAAACATTCTGCTGCTAATTGGGGAGAATACAACGCCATGTTTTCTCCTGATGAAAATGGTATTCCAGTAGATAGCAATGGAGTTGCTATGCCGGGGACTGAGAAACAGGCTCAAGCAGGAATGTCTGGCGTTCTCCAAGGGTTATGGGGTGGTATATTCAGTGGCGCTGGAAAGTTTTTTGAACCAAGTACAAGTTCTGGTGTGTTAAATCAGACGGATAATTCCGGCCCTCCCGGAGGACATTCTAGTGTTTTAGGTGGTCCGGGAAGCGCTATTAGCACAAGTCCTCCAGCTGGTCAGGAAGGTGGAGATCATCCTGTTAATTTTATGCGATCTATTTATCCGTGGGCTGCGTCGTTACCTTACTCTGTTCTTTATAATGCCGCCAAGTATCCGGATTATTTAAGACTTCTTATAGAAGCTGACGCAACTGGAACAGAACTACCAATGGAGGTTCCTCAATGGGTATTAGACGGGAAATCCGCTCCAGCAGCTACTAATGTAAACTGGATTAAAAATCATCCCGCTATGCAAGCGCAAGTAACCTAATATGCCTATTAAAAAAGTTAAAGGTGGATATAGGTGGGGAAGCAAAGGAAAGGTTTATAAATCTAGACAGGGCGCAGAAAGACAGGCTCGTGCAGCTTATGCCTCTGGATACAAGAAAAAGAAGTAGGGTGCTGGTGTGTTGCCTGTTATAGCAAATAGCGTCAGACATAAGAATAATAATGCCGATGCTGCACAAAAGTTTGCTGAATGGGCGCACACTGCACCCTTTGAACTTGTTCTGCTGGCATATGCTGATTGCCATGATGATCCTAATATTGACGATTCTTTCATTAGGACTCTGGGTCAGTTGGACCGTTTTTATCTTGGTGTCTTTTTGTGTAACCGCCATGATATGGTTCATCCGTGGATTTATGAAAGATGCAGGGAAGTAGAGTCTTCCCCAGATAGCCATTTAGATTTATGGGCGCGGTTTCATTATAAAAGTTCAATCATTACTTTTTTAGGCACTATTCAGGAAATCTTGTGTAATCCTGATATAACAATAGGATTGTTATCGTATTCCGCTAGACAGGCAAAACCATTTTTACGCCAGATAATGCAGGAATTCGATTCCAATGAAAAACTTAAACAACTCTATCCTGATATCCTATGGGATAAGCCTAGACTTCAGGCTCCCAAATGGGCTGAGAATGAAGGGATATGTGTTAGGCGATTTGCTAACCCGAAGGAACAAACTATTGAGGCCCACGGACTTGTGGATGGTCAGCCTACTGGACGACATTTTGATCTTATTATTTATGACGACGTAGTTGTTCAAGATGCTGTTAACACACCAGAACAGATAGCAAAGACTACGCTCTCTTGGGAATTGTCATTAAACTTGGGGTCAACCCATAATCCTCGTTACCAATATGCTGGTACTCGATATTCTTACGGGGATACTTATGGTACTATCCTCCAGAGGGCTGCAGTAAAACCAAGAATACATCCCGCTACTGTAGACGGAACAATG